CCGGATCGAGATCCAGCAGCAGAAGCTCGAGCGGCTGAAAAAAGCATACGACGCCACGTTCAACGAGGACAGGCGGTCGAGACTGCAGGAGCAGATCCTGAAGACGGAAGCATCGCTCCTCAAGCTCACCCAAACCTCCGATCGGACGGCTCGTGAAATCTGGAAGCTCGAAGACAGTCTCTCCGCGGCAAACAAAGAACTCGATGAAACCGACGAAAAATCGAAAAAAGCCAGCGGCAGCATGCAAGGATTCGCGTCCGCCATCGCAGCCCTCGGCGCCGGCGCAGCATTCTCGAAGCTCAAGAACACCATGATCACACTCGCCGAGGAAACAAACCAACTCGCCAACTCATATAGCGGCCTTGCCTCCGTCGCGAAATCATACAACGTTGACGTGGAGGCGGCCGCCGATCTCTCTGACCGGCTGGCCGATCGCTGGGGGCTGAACCGGGCTGTCATCGCGGACACGGTGAAGACATACCTTTCGCTCGGCCTGACGCTCCAGCAAACCGAAGATTTGATTACAGCGACGGCCGACGCTGCCGCATATAACCGCGAAGCACATCTGTCAATGGATGAGGCTATCCGTCAGGTAGCACGAGGTATAAAGCAAGGGAACTCCAATCTGACGGACGCAGCCGGCATCACGACGAACCTCTCCGTCATGTATGAGCGGTATGCTCGCTCGATTGGTACGACGGCTGCCAAACTGACGGAGGCCCAGAAAGTCCAAGCCGCCTACAACGGCATGATGCAGGAAGCCGCGATCTACGCCGGAAACGCGGACGCAGCCATGAGCGGATACACCGGTACCCAGGCTTCGTACACCAAGACGGTCGAAACGGCGCGCCAAGAACTCGGCGAAGCATTTATCCCGGTGCTGCAAGAAGTGTTCGAACTCGTGACGCCTCTCATCCGCGAGTTCGCGCTTTTCGCGGAAGGGAATAAAGAGGTTGTCGCAGGCGTCACGGCGGCCGCCGTTGCGATCACAGGACTGATAACAGTCGTAGGATCGCTCGCAACCGCTTTTCTGGTGTTGAATGCGGCAATGGGGCCGGTAGGATGGGCGGTGCTCGGGATCGGCGCGCTGATAACCGGCACGCTCGCTTACAGCGCCGCAGCAGACGCCGCAGCAGGATCGGTGTGGAAGTTCGCGCAGAACCAAGAAGAACTGAACCGGAAGCTGGATGAATCGCCGCTCAAACGGACATCTCAAGATGTCCAGAACTTGCAGGCGGATATCGATACGCTGAATGAGTTACTCGATCGTCGGAGGCAGCTTGAAGAGCAAATTGCTGAGATCCGGTCTCGCTCAAGTGAATGGTCGCAACAACGCATGGTGACGCCCGAACTGCGAGAGCTGGGCCAATTGAGCGCCCAACTGGCGGAGATCGACAAGCAACTCTCGAAGCTCGGGATTGACACGCCGGACAAAGCGCCGAAAGTGCTGGAGGAGCTGAACAAGCAGCTTGAACAAGCGATCCCGGCCATGTTGGAGTTGAACAAGGCCGAGGTTCGGGAACTCGCAACCCAGATCGAACACATCGACAAGTTGACAGCACTCCGGAACCGGTACGAGGAATTGAATCGGCTGGAAGAACTGAGCGCTGATCAACGTATCGAAATGACCAATATCGTCCGCCAACTGAAAGAGGAATATCCGAACCTGCTGGTCTACTACGATGATGAGAACCAGCTCCGGCTTCAGAGTCTGGATGTCCTCGATCAGGCACTCGAGGCTGAGACGAACTACTACAACGCGCGCGCCGAGAAGATGCGTGAAGACCTCGAGAACATGAAGCAGCACACAACTGCGCGGCTGGAATTGCTCCGGACCGAAGTCGAGAGTTTGCAGCTCGCCCTTCGGAACATCAAAAAAGTCGAGGAAAATCCGTCGCTCCTTTCCCCGGTGGCCCCGGAACTGGTCCGGGAAGAACCGGCTTGGGTGAAGTCGGCCAGAGAGCAGTTCAAAAACGAGCAGCAGGATCGCGTCACGGACATGATCGATGAGATCAGCACATTGGAGCGATCACTGATCGAGATAGACAAGCGAATCGCATCGATCCAGAGCGGCAACTATACGGATCTGTTCACTGTTCCGTCGTATGATGTACCTGCGGACGAAAAAAAGAAAAAAACATCAAAGACAAAGACGAAGACGCGGGAAGAAATCCAGAGAGAACAATTCCGGGCCGCCATGGACTGGATCCGGTACCGGCGCGAGCTGAACCGGATGAGCGAGCAGGAAGAGATCGATGCCATGTCTCGCCTGCTCGAGCGATTCAAGGGCAACGCCGAGATCACGCGCGAACTTGAGGTCGCCATTTATCGCGTGCGGCAGCAGATGGCCGAGGATCAGAGGAAGCTGCAGGAGAAACAAGCCAAAGAGGCCGAGAAGGCGGAAAAGGAACGCTTCGAAGCATCGGCGGAATGGATTGAGCAGGAAGAGCGTCGCATGACGCTCGCCGGTCGTTCCGAAGAGGAGATCGCCCGCATGAAGCTCGAAGCCTGGACCCGCGTCCGCAACCGGTATGAGAAGGACAGTGAGTACTACAAAAAGGCTGACACGCAAGTCTACAACCTGCGCGTGTGGCTCATGCGGCAGGAACAGCGCGCCGCGGAGGAACTGGCAAAGGAGCGCGAACGTCAAATCAACGACGTCACCAAAGCCGCCCTGTCGGCCATCGAGAAGCAAAAGAAGGCCGAGTTGGACGCCCTTGACGAGCGGCGGAAAGCCATCCAGAAGTTCTACGATGATCAGCTTGAAGCGATCGACGACAGCGAGCGCCTGAGAGAGCGAAATGAGCTCATCGCGGAGATGGAGAAGTACCGCTATGCCACGTCCGAGCGAGGGCAGAAGCACTTCCAGGAGCTGCAGGAGAAGCTCCGGCAGATGGACGTGGAAGATCAGAAGCGGTCACTCGAGAAGCAGCGTGATCAGGAGCTCGAGGCGCTCGAACGACGTAAGGCTGACATCGAATCGTGGTATAACGACCTGCGCGAGGCAACGCAAGCGTTCACGGGCGACTTGACGACGCTCTACAAGCTGGCTGACGATGAGCGGCTCGCGTCGTTCGTCACGACGAATGAGCGAATTAAGGCCGAGATGGCGAAGCTGACTGCCGACCTTGCGGCGCTCTCCGGAGGATACGGAACCGTTTCACCCGGCGCGGCGCCCGGAACGACGACCGGAACGCAAACCATGTCCATCATCCAGCAGATGCAGGCGAATAGCGCCATGTGGCATTCGGCGTCTCCGACCGAGCGCCAGAGGTTACAGGCCGAAAACCAGCGGCTGGCTGCCATGATTGGCGCAACGTTTAACACTCGCGACGGCCGTTGGTACAAGGACGGCGTGCCGCTCTATCATACAGGCGGTATCGCCGGTATGATGAATTTCCGGTCGCCTGACATCCTGCTTCCGAACGAGATCGCAGCCATTCTCAAGGTGGGTGAAGTGACGCTCACAGATCGACAGATCGGTTCGCTCGTCGACGCGCTGTCCGGCCGCGGCGGAGGCGGAAACGTGTATATCGAGAAGATGTATGAGATCAATGATCCGGTCTTCGAGGACGGCATTGACCTTCGTGCTTTCGGTCGGGAAACGGGCGACTTGACGGCCGACATTCTCCGGAAGAAGATCGCGGGGGGTGGATGATATGGCATACGGGTTCACATATCGCGGCAGACATTGCTCGGAACTCGGCGTGAATCTTTTGACATACGTCATCCACCCGCCCGAGCTCCGCGAATATGAGGAAGAAATCGCAGGACTGGCCGGCGTGATCGACTACGGAACGGAGTTCGGGAAGCGGCAAATCGACCTGACGATCGACATCACGCCCAATAGCAAGCCGTTCAAACTCCGGCAGTCTGAGATATACACCTGGCTCAACCCGACGCTACCCGCGGGCCCGCTGGTTTTCGACGAAACGCCGAACATCACATACATGGCCAAACTGACTAGCCGGATCGGCATTCAGCAGTTCAACCGGTACGGCACGATCGAACTGACCATGAAATGCACCGATCCGTTCGGTCGGGAAGAAGCGACGGACACGCCGACGCTGAAGTATGATACCGGCCTGAAATACGACACCGGCCTGATGTACCCGAACGAGACGCAATTCGCGATCGCGGTCCCGCGCCTGCCCATGTACATGCAAAACCGCGGGTTCGAGGACGCCTACCCGATCATCACGTACACGGGCAGCGGATCAAACCCGCGCATCACGATTAATGGCCGTACAGCGGGCAGTGCGTCGACGCTCGCATCCGGAGACAAACTGGTGATCGATACGCTGAACGGCCGTATCACTAAGAACGGCGCCCTGCAGACGCTGACGAATTCAGATTTTGCCCCGATCCCACCGGGAGGCTGCGAATGCTTCTTTGAGATCACGGGTGGGACGGGAACGCTGACATGGGATTACAACTTCTTGCATCTGTGAGGTGATGAACGATGGCAAACCTCCAAACTATCGGGCCCGAGGTAAAAGCTGGGCCGCTCAACAACAACTTCGCCGCACTCAACAGCGCGAAAGTAGAAAAATCCGACGCCACGTCAGCGGCCACGCCGAATACGATTGTCCAGCGGGATAGCGCGGGGCGATTTAAGGCGGCGGCGCCGTCTGCATCGGACGACGTGGCGCGGAAGGCCGAGGTTGACGCGGTGCAGGCTGAAATGGACACAAAGGCAACTGTGGTGAGCAATAAAGTAAATGTATCAGGAGCATGGGCTGGTTTGCGAGCAAACGCCAGCTCGGGGACGTCCGCTGAACTTGAGTTTCTCATAGCCGGAGTAAGGAGTGGTTTTATCATATCCAGCGCCGCCGAGATGGACCTTCGGAAATACGCTTCAGACGGCACGACGATAGAAAGTAGAATTCGGCTACAACCCGATCGAATTGTATTGAGCGGCATGGACGTTATCCGCAGTCAGTCATCACCTGAGGGCAATATTACCGCTAGTCCTGGATCGATTTGCTCAGTCTGGAGCGGAGCCGAAACGGTCGGCCTTTGGGTCAAAATGTCAGGAACCGGAAATACAGGTTGGATGAAGGTGGCAACAATATGATAAAAAAATGCTGGTTCGACGCATCTGGTAAGTTGATCAATATTGGCGAATGGGACACAATGCCGGAGCAAGTAGAGGTATCGCCGGAGCAGCGCGACGAAGACGGAAATTTGATCTCGCCCGCGGTCTACGAGACGGTCGAACGAAATCCGATCCCGCCCGGTGCATATTGCGAGGAACGTGAGGTCATTCAGGCCGAAGATGGTGGCCTTGCGCTTGCGGAAGATTATGCAGCACTTCGCCGGGCCGCGTATCCGCCATATTCGCCGTGGGATGTGCTGGACGAGGTACTCAAGCACATCACCCCGGAGCCGGGATCGAAGCTGGAGCAGATCCAGGCTGCCCGGCTGGTCGTGAAGGCGATGTATCCAAAACCCGATGAAGGTGAGGCAGATGCCGAGTAAATTCGAATCTCGCCTTGAGCTCTGGACGCCGGCTGGCATGGTCGGCGTCCTTCGCAAGGCGTTCGAAGTCCGGGTCGAAGAGACGCTGAACGGCGAATATTTCGTTCAGTTCCTGTACCCGAAAGAGCCGGGAGACGAAGAGCGCTACAACGCGCTGACGGACGGCGGCATGAACGAGGTGCGGTTTCCGGCGGACGTCGAAAACGGCCAGCACTTCCGGATCCTGCGCGTCGAAGAAGTCCGAGACAAGCGGCGCGTGTACAAGCTGGTCGAGGCGCACCACGTCGCGCTCACGCTCAGCCAATACTACCTCGACGAGTATATCGACTTCCAAGCGGCCGTACCGCCGGAAACGCTCCTCGGAAAGCTCGGCAGCGGCACGCCGTTCAACTTCTTCATCGAAGGCGAATTCGCGCCGCAAGACGTGTTCGAGTGGGGCGAAAAATCGAAGATCGACCTGCTGCAGGAAGCTCGGCAGCTTTATGGCGCCGAGCTTTCGTTCGACAACTACGACATCACGTTCACCACGCGGAAGGGCGAGAACCGGAACGTCAGCATCAGGTACCGGAAGAATCTGAACGGCATCAAGCGTACGAGCCACAGCATGGAGCGCATCACGCGGCTTTACGGGTACGGAAAAAACGGGCTGACCATCGAAGGCTATCAGGGTCGTTCAGTGAAATACATCGATTCCGATTACTTCGACCCGTCGAACCCCTTCATGGGTAAAATGGAGTGGCCGGAGATCGAAGACCAGGGCGCTCTGCTCGTCGCCATGCAGAAATACCTGAAGGAGCACGAGCTGCCGAAGGTCAGCTACGAGGTCGATCTGGTGGAGCTCTTCAAAGTCGATCCGGTAAAGTTCGTCGATGAGCGGATCGAAGTCGGCGACACCGTGACCGTGTACGACGAGCTGCTAGGCTACGCCTTCGACGCGCGCGTGCAACAGTATATCCGGTACCCCTTCGAACCGAAGCGCGGATCCGTGACGCTGGCGAACTTTCGCGAGTACAAGACGAGCGACTATATCTTCCAGGCGACCGTCGGCAGCAAAAAAGCGATCACGTACACCACGAAGAACGCTGTGCTCAAGGGAGTCAAATACGACGACAGCCTGACACTTGTTGACGGCATGGGAATGAAGGTTACGGACCCGCAAAACGTCGAGCGCGTGCGGATCGGTCAGATCGGGCCCGGTAGATATGGCCTCCGTGTTGACAGTGGCTACATTGAGATCGTCGGGAAACTCCCGGATTCGCAGATCGCGAGTGCGGCCAACTGGAATGGAAAGACGACATTGCTGTTGCCAAATGGCATATACACCGGGACAGTTCGAGCCACCCAGATCATTGTGGGTGAAGCTGGGGAGAAGATCGGGGACAACCTGATCGACA